AACGTCGTGCAAACGTATGGACCTTTAATCCGGTTGGCCTTCTTCTCAGTTTCACCGGGATCATATTGCTCGTAGTTTTTTGATATAGCGTGTATCGCCACATCTCGGTCTACGCAAAACTGTGCAACTGAAAGTCCCGCTCTCCATATGGGTTCCGCTATCTCCTGCTGATGCGTTGTTATGTACTTGATTTGATTACAACCAACATCCCGATCAGACTTAAGTAATATGGTTTTGAAGTGATACTCTTTGTTTCCTGCTAATGACTTGGTAAGCTCATTGACTTGGCGTGGTAGGAAGTCTGGTACTTCTTCCTTTAAAACTAAAACGCCAAGTGTCTGTCGTAGCTCTTCAAAATCAACTGGCTCACTTGTATATAGCAGTGCAACATCTAGTGGCGCATCTGGATTTTTAAAGTTCCTTGTATCCGGTAAACGCAATATCCGCGCTTTATCTGCCGTACATGCAGGGTCAGCTTGAAGAAAACTTTCTTCACACAGCGTCTTGAGTCTATCCGCAGCGGGTTGCCATACAGCAGGTGCTACTGGGGTTTTGAACGTCCAGTATGCGTGTATCCCGCGCCCACTGTTTACAAGTGTTGGCCTTGGTAAGACGTTGTCTCTGCAAAAAGTTTTAAGCGCAGCAATGCCTGCTTTTTGATCTGCGTATGGTTTGTCTTCCCCACAATCTACATCCAACCATAGCGCACGAAACTCTTTGGTGTTATCTCCTGATCTTGTTGTTGGTTCTTTATATGTAGCGCAGGCGTAGTAAGCATCGAACCCGTCGTTCACCAAGTGTTGCCCTGCCTGTACAACTTCTTCAGCAGATTCAACAAATTTCTTAATGACTCGTTTGTTCTTTATGCCTACTACACAGCGCCACCCCTCCGGTGCATGCACCGCAGATAACAACTCAAGCGCCGACATTCTGCGAATCCTCCGGCAAGCATTATCGGTGACGATAACTGCTGATAAAACGACTCATTAGTTCTCTATGGTGCGAACGTACTTCAGTGCCTCTAAACCAGTTGTAGACAGTCTGCCTACTGACACTGAAATACGCCGCTACATCGGCTACAGAGATGTTGTGCTTGATGCACACCCTACCTAATAAGACCCCGAGTTTCCGCTTGTCCGCAGCTCTATTGTCGCTGATAAGCTGTTGACTGTAGCCGATAGCCATTTTAGTTATCGTCGCCCCAAGCATCTAGTACCGAGGTTAGATCACGCTTCTTCTCGGAAGGCTCAGGTGCTTCAGTCTTCTTGCTTGGACGTTTTACTGGCTCTTCGATTTCTTCAATGACTGCTTTGGTAGCAGGCTTGGTTACAGGCTTGGCTTCAGCTTTGGGTAATGCTTTAGCCCCGTCGATCTGCGCTACAGTAGAAGACAGCATGCGCTGCGCCTCTGGTGATTTACCACCTTCAATCGCTGCATCATACTGAACACGGTTTACGTAGCCTACTGCACGGAACTTAAGCACAGGCACATCAGAATCTTCATCGAAGGACATGCGCGTCACAACCATGTTGATGTTTTTGCCGTTACCTGCGATGTACTTAGCGTATTGATCAAAACCCATCGAATCCATATCACCTTTGGCGAATATAGACTGCGAAGGTAACGTCAACTGGAATAACCCGTTGCCCGGATCATTAGCAAGCACAACTGCTAAACGCTTTTGGTAGCGGCATGCGCGAGTTCCGTTTGACCCAGACCCTGCGATATTCTGTGGGCAGTTGGCGCACGTATCAGCTTGACGAGACTCAGACTTAGGACTTGGAGTTATACCATCGTCGGACCAACAATCAGGCGGTACGATGTCTTTAGGGTTATAAGCTTTAGCATAGAAGATGCGTGAGTTTTCTTTACGCCCCGCTGCAACAATTACGTCAAGCTCAGGCCGATCAGTCTTTGATACTTCTTCACCGTTAATCACAAGTCGAAAACGCCCGCCCCTGATCGAGATGCGACGGTTCTGTGTGCCACCTGCTAGTGCTTTGGTTAACTCATCGACTTCTGTGTTCTTAAGAAAGTCGGGTAGGTCTTGCTGAAATACAGTTACGTTTGACATAGGTTCCTCTTAGTTACTTACTGCGACGGACAACAATACTATACCGACTGTCAGTGTTCAGACCCATCGGTAATAGGTTTGGATTTTCCTCAATGAATTGCTTCATGTTGGCTTGATGAATGCGCCGTTCTAATAAACCAAACGCATCGTGCTCTCGTACAAAACCGTACATGGAATCCCAATCGTTAGTCCAATAACGGTTCTTCACACTGCGGATCACAGTGCCTGCTGCTGTACGAATACTGTCTGCACCTATAGCTTTACAAGCTTCCAATAGTTGCTCTTCGATCAAATCCATCTGCTCTTGAAGTGCTACATCTTGCGCTTCGTATTCAGACTTAAGTTTCGCTCGTGCATCTCGGATCTTGATATAGACGCTTGCTAGCTTATCCACAGGGACAGCTTGCTTTTCTTCGGGGGACACAAGGTCTTGGATGTTGTCATCCATGCTAGCTCCTTTAAGTTATAGTGTTAGGGAACTTTACTGTATTGTATTGACTTTGTCAAGTTTCTTTCATCTCTTGACCATACAAGTCAACGATACGGGAATGCACATCGATATTATTTTTAAGCATCTCGTAAAGCTTGCGCTCTACTGGACTACCTGAGATGTGCACTACCGTCATTGTGTTCTTCTGTCCGGGCCTATTGATGCGAGCATTTGCTTGCAGATAAGTTTCTACAGAAGTCACAGGTGCATACCATATCACCACGTTAGCAGCAGTCAGCGTCAGACCGTGCGATGCCGCTTGCGGTTGAATGATAAGCACTTTAGGATCGGACTGCTCTTGGAAGTTCTTGATGATTGCAGCCCTGCGATTAACTGTTACTAATCCGTTGATAACGTCAGACGTTATGTCTGCTTTGGTCAGATGCTTGCTTAGCAACTCGATGGTATGAGTAAATGGTACAAATACTAAAACTTTATGGCTAGCTTCTTCAATAACTTCTTCAATGACCTGTAATCGGTTGGACACATCAAACTCTATAACTTCTCTATTGTCCGTATAGACTGCGCCACCAGAAATCTGTAGCAGTTTGTTCAGCTTTGTAGCTGCGTTCATAGACGTAACGTCTTCACCGTCCGCCGAAATCATCATCTGATCTTTGAGGATCTTGTAATACTTGCGCTGTTGCGGGGTCAACGGTGCATCACGTTCTACATACATAAGATCAGGTAGGTCGAGGCAGTCTTTCTTCTCAAACCTAATTGCAGGTTGCAGCACTTGATGGACTATGTTTTCTGCATTAGGTCTTGGAACCCATCTGAACTGACTGACTTTCTGCATCACCTTGTCGCGGAACGAACCTAAAAACTTTGGCGTGTTATCTGGGTTGACTAGCTTTGCTAATCCGTAAGCATCAACAGGCGATTGTGCAGCCGGTGTGCCTGTCAACATCCACAACCATTTGGCACGATCCGATACACGCTTCATAACTTTCCAACGTTTAGTAGATACGTTCTTGTAAGCAGAACACTCGTCAACAACAATAAGATCAAACTTACCGTCAGCAGTCACTGCGTCTTCAATAATCTCGACGCCTTCAAAGTTTGTTATTACAAAGTCAGCACAACTATTCACTATCTTGATCCGTTGCGCTGCCGATCCGTAGGCTACGTTGCATGTACGATGTACAGCAAACTTAAAGAGATCCTCTTGCCATGCAGACTTCATGATGGACAGCGGACATACCACCAAGACACGACGCACTAACCCGAGCTTCATTAAGTAATCAGCAGACCAGATAACAGATGCCGTTTTACCTGTACCTTGCTCGTTGAAGCAGAACGCTCTACGGTTTAGTGTTAAGAACTCTGCTGTAGTCTTTTGATGGTTAAAAGGTTTAAACTGCCCCGGCCAATCGTACTTAGTTGATATAGGAGATGGCACACCTTTGATGAATTGATTAAGGAGTTGAGCCTCGTTAAGACCCCACTTAACCGCAACTTCATACACGCCATCTTCCTGCCCTAACACTTTACTCTTTTCTATAGCGGCTGTTATTCGGTCAGGATACTTAGTCTTTATAAGCAGTGCCTTATTGTCGATCACTTCCATGCTAGTCGTTACGCTTTATTGTGTGATTGCTATTGCGACTGAATGATCGGTTGGCACTTGGTGAGGTGATGCGTAGATTTTTCTTGCTGTTACCGCCACCCTTTGTGATTGGGCGTTTGTGATCTATGTCTTTGCCTTCACGTACATCGGCTTTACCGTTGCCGTTAGTATCCTTACCTTTACGATCAATCAGATCTCTTGCTTGCTCGCGCACCCTGCGCTCGTCTTTTTCTCCTCGTGCTAATTGTTGTTGGTATTCTTTTTTGTACGGTCTAGGTTTGTTGACGTAAGGCATGATCAAGTCCTTTCGGGTTATGTTCACAACTAAACACTGGACAGAATTTACATAAACCGCTCGTTACTGGGTTCCATGTACCGTTCTCCAGTGCTGCTTCCAACCTAGACAACTGCTGAATCTGCGGCTCCAGATACTCAAGCTTCATATCAACTGTGTGCTTTTTCTGGATGAACTCTTTACTGACTACAAATAACAACGCTGACTTAACTGTGTGGATCTTGGGGAAGTGAATAAAGGTTGCCGCTGCTAACACATCTAACTGCTGAGTGTCCGCAAACTTTGCATTCTTTCCGGTCTTGTAGTCAACAAGGTGCGCTACACCTTTATCCTCGTTAACAATCAGTAAGTCCGCTATCCCTCTCCACCAGAATCCTTTTGCATTAAACCCGCAGGGGGAGAGCGAGTCTCCCTCCTTCATCAACCCCATTTCATATTCACAATGCTTTGTACCCTCGATTCTCTTTAGCGAATCAAGCATGCCTTCGATAAAAGCAAACCGTTCAGGTATTGGCACACCATCTTTGATGTAGTCCTCCGCTGCTTTGTGTAGCTCCTTGCCATACAAGGTTGCTTCGCTGCCTGAGTCCTTGACATCCTTCTTAACCTTAAGGTGGTAATACTTACGTGGACACTGCTGAAATGTTTTGAGGCTGCTGTACGACCAACTGATATTGCTCATGGGTTTCGTGGGCTAACTTGATGCTGTGGTTGAGTAGCCGGACCTCTGTAGATAACATAGGACAAAGCTCTACGGCTTCCTGAAACCTCCTATTAAGCAACAGATTTTTTAATTCCGCAAGTAGCTTTTCAACCCTGATAGCGTTTTCAGAATAATCAACAAAATCAACAACTTCCATAAGTTTCTCCATACCCTGCTTCACAGTTTAACGGTAGCTCTTCACACCAATCGGGCCGCATTTTCATGCACTGCTCGACGAAAGCTTTGGCAACCTCTGCCTCTTCCTTTGGTGCTATACAAGCAATGGCATCATGCACGGTCATTACTACACGATACCGCTTAGCGATCAACAACATCTGCTCGCCTATGATGATTCTAGCCAAAGCTTGGCAAACATTCTCCGTTACCTTCCCACCGTATATGCGGTTAGGAATAACTGCCTTACCCTTCTTGGTGTCGTACACAAACTCTTCTTTACCTTCAGGCGTGACGTGAATCCGCAAGTTGGGATACTTGAGATATAACCCGTTGGGTAGTCTGATACCGGTCTCACCCTCTGCGTGTATCTGAGGTTTATCCTCCGGCAGTCCTGCCCTCTGCCCTATCAAGATAGCCACAAGTGCTTTCTGACAGTCCTTCCATAGCAACGGGATGCGAGGGTAAGTCTCCCTGTACACCGAGATGATGCGCTGCGCTTCTTCATCTGCAATCGTTACGCCAAAAGTCTTAAGCTGCGCTTGGAACTTTTTAGCACCCATGCCATACCCGCAGTTATGAACTATAAGAGGTCCGGCATCGGTCGCAATTGTGAATCTGTTCCTCGGCCCTGCGTAAGCTATATCGTAAGTCTGCAATTTGTTTTTCAAGTTCGGATACACGTCGTTTGTTTTTTGCGTTCTCTGATTTAGTTGCAAATCGGAGATTGTTTGGTTCGTACCCTTTTGAGTTATCAATTCGGTCCAAGTCTCTTGAAGGGTCTTCCCAGTTTGGGAGGGATATGAGATAGCGCAAGAAAGCTCCCCTGTCTGTGCGCCAAGGTTCATAAACCTCAATACCTCTCCCGCCATAGTGCGGGTACGCCCTACAAGTTTTTGTGTGACACCTCGCAATAACACTTGCAATTCTGTTAAGTAGTCTTTGCCTATGTTGTAGGTCAGGCAATATGGTTT